GGAAGTTTCGCTTAGCCCCCTGGGATGAAAGATATAACATAAACACCAACTTTCAAATTTAGTCTAGTAACCGGCGTGTTTGGCTTTATCCAATAACTTACAGGTAAGGCACGGATCATCTCTCATAATCCATGAACCACATTGATCACATCTGATTGGTTCGTTCATGCGCTCTTTCCAATAACAGATCAACCATCTCTACAAATGGCCTGCAATGCCTTCTACTGGTCATGTAAAACCTATCTTGTATATCCCGATCAACATCATGGTAACTTCTTATTGTCCAATATTGTTTAGTAGCTGTTGGAATAACAAACATACCTTCTGTGATTTGGCTCACAATGACATAAGCCCAGGGCTTAACTACTTTCGCATCAAACCCACTAACTGTATCAACCATAACCTGATCATAAGGAAAGTCATAGGATGATCTAAAGCTTAAATTACGGCTCTTAACTTCAAGTATCAGATCATCCACTAACACATCCTTTTCATTCAGTGTTTTATCTAATCTTTCCTGGGCATTACTGGCATCCCACATTTCGGGTACAGATACATTGGGTACACCAAAGCTTTGTAACACCTCAGCTACATACTCATTGTATTTATGACCTTTATGAAATGATGCCATGTAATCAAACTGTGTCATTGTTACACCCACAACCCACACATTTACGCAAACCATCTTCACTTAATATGCGTGGATCATTGCAAAATTGACAACACTGATCAAATGGCACAATATCTAATTCAACACCTGCATCAGTGAATGTAGCTTTGACCCCATGTTTATCAATCATTTCCATATCACCCATTGCTTGCCCCAGGGTAGAACCACTTGCCGTCTTTGCTCATGGTTGCCCACTTAGCCGGACAACCTTTAGGGCATGTGTATCCGTAATACGGCGTGCCACGACCCTTTGCAATTCCCTGTTTAAGAATCATTTGACCATGTTCACAATACTGAATTGCAGGTACATCTGATGCAACTGCATCAACTACCTGTTCTAAACTCATTGGTACTGGATCAACATCAGGCTTTGATTCCTCTACAAACTGATGGCGCATAATCCTTTCCATCAATGCTGATTTACTGCCAGGCCTACCATAAATTGCTTTAACAGGTTCTTCCGTAACTGGCCTAGCTAATAAATCTTGATCTAACTTCTCAGTTGGTGTAACTGCCCATGTTTGCCTAGCCTGAGCCGCTATTACTTCTTGCTTTGATGCAACGCGCTTGGTTGCAGTTTTCATAGCCGCAACTATCGCTCTACCCCATGCACTGGTTTCACATATCATAAGTTCACTACCAGCGGTCATGCCTTTACCTGGGATTTGTTCCCAGGCAACGGCTACCCCAGGGCGAACATCATGTGGATCGCGGTAACAGGCGGCTGTATAAACCACATAACTTTTACCTTCAACCTGCACAATCTCATAAGGTTTATTTGGGTTGTAAGGCTGTAATGATGATTCCGGATAAGCTTCTTTCAACTGGGCTATACGCTCAGCTACATCAACATAATCATTCATGTTCATTATTTGTTCTCCCTATCCCAAAGGCTTACAACCTTTTCCATTAAGTAATCATTATCTTCTTGCAATTGTTTTGTACGCAATGCCGGATGATTAGTTGTTGGAAAATTGCTTACTGTAACTCTTTGTACCTTTACGCTTGATTGCTTAGCATCTATTGTGCCGCGTTTATAGCCACTCTTAAAACCTTTATCGTAGCCATTTTCTACTGCAATGATCCAGGTTGCCGTAAGCATTACCCCAACCAATGCAAACAATGTGATGGTGATTAACCACCCTAGTACTTCATAGTTCATATTTCACCGCTTCCTTGAACTTGTCTAACCAATAGGCTTCAACCATTTTGGCTGATAGCCTTCCTCTGATCTGCCTAGCACCAATAGCCTTTTTGGCGTGTTGGCGGATCAGGGAAGCCTTTACAAAGTGCTTACGCTTCTCATCAACATAAGCACCTGATTGTTTATCATATTTAACTAATTCCAACTCATCACCTTTTCTAATTCAGCCGGTAATGCCACCGGATTAACATCATTGATCACCTGGTATGTACTGCCATTTGGGTGTATTGATGGTGGTAGTACTACATAACCCTTATGTTTAATATCTATACCTGGTATTAGTTTTCCTTTGAATTGCTTATCCTTATCAGCTACATAATAGAAGTGAAATCCATTATCTGTTTTAACTGTATGGGTATTAGACTTAACACATAGCCGGCGATAATCTTCCCATAGGGTTCTTGAAACTATATTGCGTATATCAAAATCAAGCACCACTAAGTTAGATTGCACAATAGCCAACCCAATATTGCGATCTTCTTCTTTAAACCATCTTTGTACAGTGGTTAAATCATTGCTTGCATCAAGGTAACCATGCCTTAAAAACTTACATGGCTCTTTAGATTGTGGTTTAAGTGGTAGTACAAACCAACCCTTTTCTACATAGACTACGGCGTTCATGCGTAAACCCATGACCCGCGATAGTTGGTTGTAAAGCAATATTGACCAACAGCATTATCAAAAGAGATACTGAAATCATATTTATTTTGCTTTAAAAACTCAGTAGCTAATATTGCAGAAGCATAATTTTCTACCCAGTAAATAAACAGATGCGACCAACAGATTGAATCTTCAAACCTATCTTTTTGTTTAAGCCAATCCGTTTCAGTTGCCCATTCCATTTGTGCATTAGTTAGAGCTTCAAATTGATTCTTTGTAATTTTCATTAGTGGTTCACCTTTTGATTGTGTACATACTCAGCTAATAAACCAAACAATTTAGATTTTAATCTACGCACTGCATCATCAGGCGTTTTACCAAATGATGTGAAATCGCCTAATACATTTGATGTAGATGCAACATAATTATCTTCATCTTTTACATACCTAAAATCAATCTTGGTTTGTAATACGCTTTCAATAACTATAATCATGCGTTCACCATGATCATCTTGTAAGCGTTAGCCTTGATTTCTTTACGCACAATTTTGCAATCAGCACACCAACATTTACGCACGCGTAGATTGCTATCACTTGATATACAGATTGTGTCTAAACAGTATTGATTACAATTACATACTTGGTTCTTTGTAGCTTTCATAATTAACCCCTTCCGGTCAATTGCGTTTGTAAATGCAATTAAACACTAGCCCACTGACAAATGCAATATGCCATAGGGGTGTGTCATGTGATCTACCTCACCCAAAGGCCTTACCCATAGCTGTAAATGAACCATCTGCATTGAATGGGATCATCTCCGCGCTTACATTGCCGCGCTTGATGTGTATGATGACCGCCGCGGCTTGCCAGTTTGCATAGCCCCTAATGCCCAAATAAGCCATTTTCTTCATGTCGCATGTATGACCACATTCAATACCCACTAAAACACGCTCTAAACGGCCGTTAAAGGCTTCTGAATGGCATTGGTAGCCCATCCTATGAGTATGCCCCGACACTACTCCGCGACCCCACCTTTTCGCTATGTTCAACGCCGTACCGCCGCCTGCCCTAGAGATTGTGCCTTCATCCCCATGACAAAGCACAAAGTTAGTACCAGGGATTGGGTAAGGCTGTTTAGCGTAATGGATGCCTAGATCATCAAAACCCATAAATTTTGCATATTGCAATTCCGGCAACTCCATTAACCCAGGTATTCGGGCTACGGCTTTATATAGCCGATCTGAATGATTTGATCTACTAACTACATCTGTTTTCAAATCGTACAAAATATCCTGGCAGGTTGTCCGATCTGCATCAAGTGTTTGCATAAAGGATTCTGCCCGGCCTTCACTAAACCTACTGATGGTATTGAAATCCATTTCATCACCAGTGTTAAGTACTAGATCAAATTTAAAAGTATTAACCAATTTTTTTAAATTGATTACGGCTTCTGTGAATTGAAATGGCACTTGTAAATCACTGACTACAAGGTAGCGTGCGTTAAATGTTTTATCGCGTTTAATCATCATCCTCATCTTCTGTTGGATCAATTCGGGGAATGATCTCAGTTGGTTTATTGTTCGGATTGACCCAATCAGGTAGTGATGCACCTGGCTCTGTTATTAACCAAAATGCAACTTCACTACTAAAACCGGCGGCTTTGGCCGCTCTGTACATTTCGTTTAATGTGATGTAATGATTTTCTAATTTGTTTAACGCATCAGCTTTGCGCGGTGTACGGCGTTTGCGCTTTGTAACTTTGCGGGGTTTTTTTGGGGTCATGGTATCCCTAATTTTAGATCATACTAATCCGCGAATAGCACGCTCAACGCCTTCTTCAAGACTTATTTTTGGCGTGTAGTAATCGCTCATCATTGTTGGATCACCTACCCGATAGGCCACACCTGCCGGTTTATCGGTCAATATCTTGAATCTATTGGCAGATGTCTTTTCATATCCCAGGGTACTCATTGCTATTTTTGCTAACTCTAAAAAGGTGGTAGGCCTGCCGGTACATAGATTAACTGTTTGATTACACTCATTTTTAACCATTTCAATTGTTGCATCAACCACATCATCAATGTGAATAAAATCCCGGGTAGTAGTTGCCTTGCCCCAAATGTTAAATGGATTTGAGTTCATTATGGCACGCTGAATAATTGATGGGAAAGGGTAATCTAAGTCTTGATCAGTGCCATAACCGCTAAATGGTCTAAGGGTTAATACCTTTGTACCTTCTTCACGCAAGTAATTCATAAGCATTTCACCAGTTAGTTTTGTCCAGCCATAGGTCATATCCGGCTTACCTATTTTGTTAAAATTTATATCCTTCTCTTTTAACTTCTTTTTCTTTGCCAGGGTTTGTAGCTCTATTGGATAAGCGGCAGATGATGAGAAGTACACAACATAAGGCTGTTTGGTTCGCATAGCCCAGGTGGCAAACTCAGCATCAATGGCAAGATCAACAGCTAGTGATAATGGTTCATTTTCTATAACCATGCGGCCACCAACTAATGCGGCTAGATGTATTACTAGATCATATTGTTTTTTCTCTAACTGAAAGAATTTACGGCAATCAACGCCTTGCTTTAAATCAACTAAGGTTAGGTTGGCATAAGGTAGCGCACGCCTAAAGGCACGGCCTACAAAGCCATGTGAACCGGTGATGAGTATGTTCATCTATATTTTCTAACCAACTCTGCATACTCCGCGCTTGCTAAGTATCTTTGCAGTATAAGTAAATCCTGTTCATACCACTTAGGTTGATTAACCCTGGCATACCCTTCATCCATCTCAGCCTTGCCTGCTACTGGGTGTAGGTGTTCAATAATTACATCAGGTAAAAATTTTAAGTAATTTAAATCTAATCCTAATTGCTTTACAAAGTTATCAAAGAATAAATGTATGCAACCTGGAAATGTCATACCGCGTAGCTCATTAACTAAATCCCGGCTCATGCCAAAAGCTGTTGGCAGGTTAGCACCCTGCAATAGATCATCACCATAAACAATACCGGTGTTATGTGCTAACGCTTCCATAAAGGCTTTATCCCAGCCTTCGGTTCTAGGTAAGTGATCATCACCCATGAAAACAAAATAATCATAAAAAGGAAACTTAGAAACATCCAACAGATAAACCGCACCGGTATTAAGAGAAGCGGCACAACCACCTGTTTTATTATCCGCTGGTAAAACTTTGTATCGGTCATGGTTTGTATATTCCACCCAACGCGGATCATCATTATCTACAATAAAATAAAGATCGGCTTCTGTATTAGTATCTATAAAGGCTTTGGCCAGCCGATCCGCATTTTCAGGCCTGCCCCTACTGGGTACAACCACGCACATCTTCATGGCCATAGGGTAGGGGATAAGGCTGACTTACTTCTTAGATATAAGGATTTCGTAAAGCGTGTCTATTTTTTCTTCAATGCGTGATACCCGGCCTTCTAGGTTATGCCGGCCGTTATTGTCAGGCTTTAGCTCACTTAGATAGTGTTTAGTCAGCCAACGCACTGATGCCACTAGAGAACCAACAATTGTTACAGTTGATACCGCCAGTGCCAGGATGTCATTCATAGTCATTTACTATTGATGCCAAACTTATCATCTTTAGGATCAAAATAGCGTGCCAATGGTGCGACTATTGCACCGGCCAAAATTGCGTATTCAGGATTCCAATCTGCAACTAAAGCCAATACAGTTGTGATGGTTGCCGCGGCAATGCTTCTAGCATAAGACTTTAAAATCTCTTTTTTCTTTTTATCTAATTTCATTTTAATCCTAACTCTTTTATTTTTTGTTTAACTTCATTTTGATCTAACGCAATTTCAAAGTGCATATCATCTTTACGCCGTTTGTAATTGCCACCCCAGGTCAAACCATATTTAGTTATGAGTAGGTTAATTGTATTACGCTGATGCTTATTAAATGTATTTGACTTGCCCAACGGATGTTTAATTGCATTTAAATCTATAGCTGTACCGGATGCGTGATTACTTAAAATTCTATCTGATCCACGGGTTTGCCTAAAGGCGTAACCCCAATCATCTAATTGGCCTTCATCTATCGGCTCAACTAGCTCATGGAAATCTTTAGCAAAACTTACCAGGATTGGTGCAACAGCTTTGGCACATGCAAACCTAATCTTTGTGCCCGGCACTGTAAAAGTTTCAATGCCTAATGCCTTGCGATCCTCACTAGCCGGCCAACCATTAGGGCTGGTAAGTTCTCTAATAATGGCCATCACCTACATGCTTATGAAAGCAATAACCTTGCTTCTTCTTCGGTGATTCCCAAGCGATCCAATAAATTAGCCTTAGCAATTGCATCAGCGGCCTTCTTTGCTTCTTCTGCCGCTTTTTGTTCAGCATATTGTTCAGCCATAGCCTCACGCTCTGCAATTTCCTCAGCCGTTAATGCAATCTCTTGCACCTCACCTGTTGAGCAATCTACTACGATTTTATTAGTCATTGTTTTCCTTTCGTTATGCGTTAGATATTCCATATAGATAAGCCGTGCTGTACTGAACATAACTTCCACCGTTTGCTGGAAAAACATTTATAGATGAAATAGCAGAGCTAGTTGCTGCTAAAAAAGCACCTACCCATAATTCATAGGCTGAAGTAGAATTATTTTCAAAAACTGATTCATAAGAAAAAGATTTATTATTAGAACCTGTATAATTTGGTAGATACATTTCAAGAGAACCAAAAGTGCTAGCAGTTGCAGTAGCGGCTGGAATTGCGCCGCCGTAAAGTGAAGTTGCAGATGATTGTAAGGCTGAAGCCGCGCCGCTAGATAATGCGTATAAAAGTCTAGAACTATAAATGCCAGTAGTAAGTCCATTAACTCTGATAGATATTTCTTCACCTGCCGCAGCGCGATTAGTTCTTCCACTTAAAACAAGTTTCAAATCTGTATAAGTAGCAGGTATGCTAGTAAATTCTATATTAGCCGCACCACCACTACCAACCGAAACAGTTGAAATTAAAGTAATTGCAGTAGCCATTATTCCGCCTTAATTCCGTAGAGAGTAAAGGTAGAGCCAGTAGAAAAAGTACCGCTTTGTGTTTTAATATCCATTGAAGTAATTGCGGAACTGCTACGCCATAAACCAACAAATAATTCAACTAAAAAAGAAGCGTTATTGCTTCTTGATAAAATTGTTTTAAAGGTTGTGGTGTTTGAATAATTTTGAAATTGGATAATAGTGTTATTTTGTCCAACATTAGAACCTGACATATTACCTACACGATAACCTAAAGAAGAACTTGAACTTCTAGCCGATCCTGCTACCGTGCCTGAACCTTGAACTCTTGTCCAAGAATAGTTACTACCAGTATCAGAATTGACTTGGATATACATATCAATATCATTACTACCTGTTGCAGAATTGGTTATTAAAACTAAATCGGTATAAGTGCCAGTAATAGAAGTAAAGGTAACTGTTGCCTGAGCACTACCTAAAGTAGTTGTCGCTATCTTTTCATAGGTGTTAGTCATTATGCACCTTTAATTCCGTATAGGGCGAATTGGGAATATTGGTTAAATTGTGTGCCACCGCCAGGTGCAATAGTAATTGTAGAAATAGCAGCAGTATTACGCCATAAACTTGAGTATAATCCAACTTCACCTGCACCGTTTGTATCACAACCACCAAGATTTCTTATTGTTTTGAATTTATTTGTGTTGGTATAATCTAAAATATCAATTATTGCTGCACCAAAAGTATTGGCAGGTGTTGGAGATGCTACCGCCGCAAATCTATTCATAATACCGTATGCTGTATTTATTTCAGCATAATTACTAGCTGCCGATCCATCACCTTGAAGTTGATGAGTTGTATAAACACTACTTGAATCAGAGTTAAAAGTTATTTTTCCAAAATCTAAAAAGTAAGCAGTTCTATCAGTTCTAGCAATACCCCTTATTTGTAAATGTGTATAGGTTGAAGGTATTGAAGTAAATGAGATACTTGCACTTCCACCTGAGCCAACAGTTACGGTTGAGATTGAATCATAAGTACCTACAACCGCCGCCGCACCACCGCTATCTAATATCCCAAGAATTAAAGACATTAGGCAATGCCACCTACGATATACCAAGAATCTGTACTGACTTTAATTAAACTTGCCGCTTTAAATTGTCCGGTAATTGTTGGGTTAGTAGATACCGCACCACTTGATGCAAGTGTTACACCTGATCCCTGAATAATAGATACTGTGCCACCTGATCCAATTTTGATTACATTTACTACGCTTCCAGTTGTCATTGCCACTGTATTAAAAGGCGGCACTGTAATTGTGGTTGTGCCGGTATTTGAATAAGTAATAAGTTTATTATCTGCATCAGTTACAACTAAGGTGTCTGATGTGGCGGTAACAGCTCTCTT